AATCCTACGTAATAAAACAGCAGGATCATTGTCCAAGTTATCGACACACCATTTACGTACTTCCGTAAAGTTTTTCTGTTTAAGATTCTTCGTAAGATCATTTACTGATACATCACTAAAGGTTGCTAGAATACCACTATCTATCTTACCACTAACTGAGTATCTCTGACACTCATTTAACACTCTTCTCCAATCTGGAAAGTGATTATTAATTAATTCTGCTAGGACTTTCTTATCTACTTCTACTCTTTCTTGTTCTAAAATAGTTACTAATCTTCCAAAGAATGCTGCTGCAATTTCTTGTTTTGCTTTACCTTTAATACCAAACTCCACCACAGCACATCTCGAGTGTAAGGGTTCAATGATTTTATTCTTGTAATTACACGTGAAAATGAATCTGCAGTTGTTGGAGAACTCCTCAATACTCGCTCTAAGAAGGAGTTGTACGTCGGGAGTGGTATTGTCTGCTTCATCGATGATGATGACTTTATGCTTTGCCTCAGAAGAGAAAGAGACTGTAGACGCGAAGTTCTTGGCGTTATTCCTAACAGTGTCAAGAAACCTTCCTTCATCCGACCCATTAATGACATAGACATCAACCCCCAACTGATTGCATAATGCCTTTGCTACTGTAGTCTTACCACATCCAGCAGGACCAGCAAGAAGTAAGTTTGGTACTTCTCCTTTATCTAGGAAGTCTAAGAATGTCTTCTTTATACTCTCTGGTAGAATACAATCTTCAATTGTCTTAGGTCTATACTTCTCAACCCAAAGAAACTCATCCCTCATTTCTTTTTCCTCACTGGAACATCAATAGTCCATGATGGTGATTCTAATTTAACCATCTTAAACTGTTGTCTGTTCTTCTCATAGGTAGCAGCAGGTTCATTACCAGCAGTCTCACCATAATGAGTTTCATTTAAATCCAAATATTCTAATACTGCTACATCAACCATACTATACAATACATCCCAAGTCAATGTATCTCTCAATCCAGATGCGATTCTATCCACATCATTTTCATCAAGAAACAAACCATTGATTATCTTCTCAGAGTAATCTCCATATTGACTTTGGAGTTTTGCTCTTGTTTCTACCAACTTGTTAAGGTTGATAGTAATCTTTACATCATCATCAATCATAATTTAGATCCAATCTGGTTTTCTGGATGGGTCACGTAAATAATTAGATGCAACCCAAGGTTTGCTCCTAATGTAATTTTTGTAAGCAGTAAAAGTGTCAATGCTTGTGTTATGTTTAAACTCATCTGGCATTGCCCTAGTAAATGGTGTTAACTGTGATATATGAATTGCATCAAGTGGAAAGAGTTTATCTGCATATGCAAGA